GGTGTATTCGAACCACGGAAATTTTCTAGCGGGAGGCTTGTAACCCGGTTACAGACTCCGGCGGGTTGTCCATAGCCTGAAGTTACAAGGCTAGAGGTTGATGCCCGAAACGCCAGCTGTAGCAAGCAAACTGGAGCAGTGGCCGGTTACAAGGCTAGCGCCATACGAGCGGAACGCCCGGACGCATAGCCCTCAGCAGGTGACGCAGATTGCGGCAAGCATCGAGGAGTTTGGGTTTAACAACCCGATTTTGGTTGATGGTGAGGCGGGGATCATTGCGGGCCATGGGCGTCTGATGGCCGCTAAACAGCTGGGTCTGAAGAAGGTTCCTGTGGTGGTGCTAGAGCATCTGAGCGAAGCGCAAAAGCGTGCATACGTACTGGCTGATAACAAGCTGGCGCTGAATGCTGGGTGGGATAAGGAAGTGTTGAAGTTAGAAATGGGCGACTTGCTTAACAAGTCCATCAACTTGGAAATTCTTGGCTGGAACGCTGAAGAGCTATCGGAGCTGTGGGGCGGTGAGTTTAGTGGTGTTGAGGAGGAGCCAGAGCCAGAAGATGACCCGATTGACCGAGGCGTAGCAATTCCGATCGTGCTGTCGCCGGAGGAGCTTATGCAGTGGCGGAGAGCCAAGGCTGAGCTGGGCTACAGCACTGACAAAACAGCATTCATGAAATTGGTTGCGGATCTGCTCGAAGAGGTCAAGTCATGAGTGGTGATGGGATTCGCGCCTATGCCGGGGAGTTTTTGACAAGCCCCGCAGGCCTGGAGCTGAGCATGAACTGGTGCGGGCACGCTTGTACCTACTGTTTCGCCAATTTGTTCAAGCCAGACCGCCGCGCTGACATTCGGGGAATCGTGGGGCTGCTGGCAGAGCACCACAAGCGGAAAAGCCGGGAAGCGCGGTTGCTGCAGGCCAAAGTGCCGATGCTTGTTAGTAATCATGTAGACCCACTGGCTGGCACCAATGCGGTGCAGTTTGAGCCGATCTGGGAGCTGTGTGTAGAGCTAGGCATTCCGTTGACCTGGCAGACCAGGGGAGCGCATAAGCCACAGCAGAAGATTCAGGAGCGGATCATTCGAGAGACACCGCGAGCAGTCTGGTATGTAAGTATTCCGATGCTTGATGACGAAGTACGAAAGCGGGTGGAGCCGCACGCGCCGAGTATTGGCAGCCGGCTGGATTTGATTGATCAGTTGGTGGCTGGTGGCCACGTGGTAACGGTAGGGGTCAATCCGCTCAGTGTGGAATGGATGCCGCAGTTTGAGCCGTTGCTGGATCAGCTGAAGGCTAAAGGAGTATGGGGAGTGTGGATACAGGTACCTTATTTTAGTAAGAGTTTCAAGGGCAATCTTGGCGCGGCTGCAAGGGAGCGCCTTGGGGATGAGTTTATTAAGTGCTGCGGGGAGAAAGGTAATAAAAGTGATCTTGCCCACGCAGAGGCCGCAATGGCCTACGCCAAGGGCATCGGGCTACAGGTGTTTAGCACGGAATACGAAGAGCCGACAAGATTCTTTGATCCATGGCATGATGTGTATGAGCAACCTATGCCGTACTGGCATCAGTTAATCAACAAGATTGATCCAGACCTGGATGATGCTGATGACGATGCCTATTTGGTGGTAACTAGGGCAGAAGCACAAGAAGTGCTCAGCCCACTGCCAGAGCTGGATTGGTCAGAGCCTTTAAGGCACAAACGAGCAAAGCATTATCGGGCCATTGTAAAGCCGTTACCTGATGGAAGGCTGCCCAAGCAAGACGTTGATGGTTTCTGGCGGATCATGTGGAATGACGAGCTCTTTTGCAAGAGCCTGGGGCCTAACAGTTTTCGGCGGTTTGCGCACGCTTGCGTAATTGAAAATGATCAGATTATTCCACTTCTAGACGAGAATGGAGATCGGGTAGTGGTCTATCGCCGGCAAGGCTGGAAACACGTCTATGCCGAAACACCTGAGCTTGCCTAAATAGAATGGAGCAAACCATCTGGATCTGCTCATGGCTGGTCGGAACAATAAAGCTGGCGCAATACGCACCAGTGGCGGCCGCTCTGGCGGCGGCGGGAGGATTTCTGCAGGCGGCACCAGCGCTGGCCGGCGCATGTCGGCACGAAATCGCCGTCTTATCAACAGCCCTGCTGGCAATCGTCTGTTTAACAACAGCACTCTGGGCGGCCGGATGTCGCCAAATATCGGCTGATGAAAGGTTGAGCAGCCTTCTTGTTAGGGAGGGCTGCTAATGAACCTCCAGGCCTATGCTGCGCACCGAAAGGCGCATGGATTGCGTGGCCACAGTCACGTAGCAGTGCTCAAGGCTATCGAGTCTGGCCGGCTGACAGAACCCGCGGCTGTCAAGGTTGGCGGTCGCTGGGTGATTGATCCGGCGCTAGCTGATGCGCAGTGGGCAGACAACACAGACCCTGGCCCGGTGGAGCAGCTGCCGCCGGTTCAGGCTAAGCCGGCTGCTTCCAGCTCACAGCCAAAGCCCGCAGCAAAGCGGAAGTCGAGCGCAAAGCCTGCCGCCGTGATTGAGTCGCCGCCACGACAGCCCGAGGCGCCAAGCATCGCTGGCCCGTCGTTGGCAGAGGCCAGGCGTGCAAAGGCGGTTTACCAGGCCGAGCGTGAGCGGCTGGCGGTGATGCGTGAAAAAGGTGAACTGGTGCCTGCACAGGCAGTTAAGCAGCGCTGGTTTGAGCACGGTCGCGCAATACGCGACAACCTGATGTCAATCCCCGATCGGATTGCGTCGCAGTTAGCAGCAACGACAGACACGAAAGAGGCGCATCGTCTCTTAAGTCAAGAAATCACAGGGGCGTTAAGGGTGCTGGCTGATGGTTGAAGGATTGCAATTTTGTGATCAGGCTTTTCGTGATGCGCTCAGGCCGCCGAGTGCTACGACGGTAGATGAATGGGCTGATCAATATCGGATCCTGAGCGGCAAGGGTGCAGCAGAGAAAGGCCCATGGCGCACCGACCGCACGCCATACCTGCGCGAGCCGATGCGCTGCTTAAGCCCTACCGATCCGACACGGCGAGTAGTGCTGATGTTCGGCAGCCAACTTGGTAAGACAGAGGTTGTGCTGAACTGGCTCGGCTCAATCATCCACCTCTGGCCTGGCCCGACACTTTTGGTGCAGCCAACGCTGGACATGGCCAAACGACTCAACAGGCAACGTCTGGATCCGCTGCTGCGCGAGACACCAGTGCTCAATGATTTGATGGCACCTGCTCGCTCTCGCGATTCAGGAAACACGATGTTCCTGAAGGAGTTTCAGGGTGGGCTCTTCGTGTTGACCGGTGCCAATTCCGGCAGCGGCCTGCAGTCCATGCCGGCGGCGTACCTGGCAGCGGATGAGGTAAGCAGTTATCCGCTGGAGGCCGACGATAAAGGTGATCCGCTGGAGAATGCCGAAGTCCGCACCAGCACGTTCCCAATGGGAAAGGTGCTGATCACGTCTACGCCAGGCACTAGGGGGGCGTGCAGGATCACTGAGGAGTTTGAGAAGCGATCAGATCAGCGGCGCTTTCATGCGTTCATGCCGTGTTGCGGCGCCAAGGAGGTTATCCGCTGGCGTGAGCACATGGTGTGGGACAGGCCGGATGGCGAGGTTTACTGCCAGTGCCCAGCGTGTGGTGAGCGGATCGCGCAGCACAACAAGACAACCATGCTCGCTAGTGCTGAATGGCGTGCTACGGCTAAGGGCGACGGGATGACTGCAGGGTTTCACCTACCCGGCTGGTATGCGCCGGCCGGCTGGACGCCATGGGAGCAGATCCGTGATGAGTTTCTCCGCGCCAAGGCTGATCCGCTGCTGCTCAAAGGCTGGGTAAATAAGCGAGCTGCTGAGGCGTGGGAAGACGAAAGCCTGGCCAAGGTCACTGCGGATGGGCTGATGGCCCGCGTTGGAGGGTACGACTCAGGCCACTGCCCTGAGGGTGTGCTAGCCGTGCTCATGGCAGTTGACGTGCAGGACAGCTGGTTAGAGGTGAGCGTATGGGGGTTTGGCAGGGGTGATGAAGCCTGGAAAATTTGGCACCAGAAGATCGACGGCGACCCGGGGCAGGATGACGTGTGGGAACAGGTGACCACTATCCGCGAGATTGCATGGCCGCGTGAGGGGGGCGGCAGCTTGAAGGTGCAGTTCTGCGCGGTGGACACCGGCGGCCACTTCACCGGTGAGGCGTACGACTATTGCAGGCGCCATAGCCGTGAGGGCGTGGTGGCGATTAAGGGCAGCAGCACGCGCAGCGCACCGATCCTCGGCAAGCCCAGCAAACAGGACGTGACCTTTAGGGGTCAAACAGTACGGAATGGCATCACGCTGTACCTGATCGGTACTCACGCCCTAAAGCGAACGATCTACAGCCGGTTGAAGCTGGAAGAACCCGGCCAAGGGTATATCAACTTTGACAACGCCACCACTGAAGAGTATCTGCAGGGTCTGACCTGCGAACGGCTGCAGCCTCGATACATCAAGGGTTTCCAGGTGCTGGAGTGGGTCAAGCCCAGTGGCGCACGAAACGAACCGCTCGACTTGTTGGTGTATTGCCTGGCCATGCTGGAGCTGCTCAAGCGTCGATACAACCGGGCGACGATGTGGGATCAGCTGGCGGCGCAGCTTACTGGTGCATTGCCAGCAGCAGTGATTGAGAGGAAGAAAGGCAACTGGCTATCTCGATAGTCTCCGTACCCTGAGGCAGGAGGTGTACCGATGGCTTTTACGCAGCAGCAGCTAGACGATCTGACGGCTGCGATTGCCGAAGGTGTGACCACGGTAAGCAGTAACGGCCGGCAGGTTGCGTATCGGAATCTGGGCGACATGCTCAAGCTGAAGGCCGTTATGGAAGAGGAACTGGGTGTTACTGGTGCTGGCCGGCAGCGGCGCTACGCCAGCTTCAGGAGAGATTGATGGCCGGCAAGAAGGCTACCCGCGATCAGCTGGAGCTGGCGCTTAAGGATGCGCAGAAGCAGCTAGCAATCTCGCACCTGCGGGCGTTTGAATCGGCTAAGGAGTCGAGGCGTACTGAGAACTGGTACACGCGCAACGGCGGTCCTAACGCTGATATTCGAACAGCGTGGGGGCTGTTGGTAAGGCGCCATCAGGATCTGGTTGATTCCAACCCCTGGGCCAATCGTGCCGTCCGGGTGATCACCAATAACTGGGTGGGTGATGGAATCATCGGCAGCCCGCAAGGTGGTAGCCGCAGGTACGAGCAAGCGTGGAACGACTGGGCGGATACGGTCGAAGTTGATTACTTCGGGAAGCTCAACTGGTATGGCCTGCAAGCGCTGATCGCTCGGACTACAGCGGTGCGTGGCAGCTGCCTGATCCGTCGCCGGCTTGATGAGCGGATGGTTGATCAGGGTCTGGTAGGCCTGCGGCTACAGGTGCTGGAGCCTGACATGCTCGACTTCAGTCGGGATGATGGTAGCCGCATCAAGTTTGGTAAGCAGTACGACCGCGATGGCCGGCTGGAAGGATACTGGTTGCGGCAGACGCACCCTGGGGAGACTGAATGGAACGGGGTGAAGATCCAGTCAGACTTTGTGCCTGCCAGCGAGATTATCCATACGTATGAGGTTAACCGGCCGAATCAGGCTATTGGTGTGCCGTTTGGTTCTGCAGTGCTGTTGCACCTGCGGGACATCGACGATATTGCCCAGGCGATGCTGCTCAAGACAAAGATTGCGGCATGTTTTACAGCGTTTGTGTACTCTAACGAGCCCAGCGATCTAGCCAGCGCGACGCCACTAACTGAGACGCTGGAGCCTGGGGCTATTGAGATTCTGCCGGATGGTAAGCAAATTACCTTCGCCAACCCTCCGCAATCACCCGACTACGTAAGTCATCAGAAACACCACCTGCACGCGGTGGCAGCTGGGTATGGCATTACGTTTGAAGCGCTGACAGGTATCTTGTCGGACGTTAACTTCAGTTCAGCCCGTATGGGTTGGCTCGAATTTCACCGCAACGTCGCAGCCTGGCGGTGGAATCTGACGATTCCGCAGGTGCTGGATCCGGTGCATCGTTGGTTTAACGATGCTGCCCGGTCTGCGCAGATTCGTGGCCCGCGCAAAATGATCTGGACGCCGCCACGGCGTGAGCTGGTGGACCCTGCCAAGGAGGTCGGAGCACTGATCGAAGGGGTGAAGGCTGGATTTATGTCCCTGTCTGAGGTGCAACGCAGCCTGGGTTATATCCCTAGCGAGGTGATGGATGAACTAGGCCGCGATATGGACGAGGCGCGATCTAAGGGTTTGGTGTTGAGCGTGGATGGAATGTCCAACGGCGGGGGCTCTAGACCTGCAGTAGAAGGCGATGCTGTTGCGGAAGCTCCATAACCTGTGAGGTATGGCCCATCAAGAAATCCAACGGATGGCGCTACTGGCGCCAAATAGCTGGAACGAGGAAACTCGCTCCGCCACGATCGTCATTTCGACGGACGCAGACGTTGGTGATGGTGTCCAGCTGATCCACACCAACGATGCGATCAGGTGGCCTACGCGGCCGCTGCCGATGGATTACGACCACAAGCGCAGTTCAGACACGATCTGGGGCGCGGTCACCAATCTGTCGCTGCAGCGAAACCAGCAAGGCGTCACCGAATTGATTGGTGAAGTTGTGGTGGATGGGCCGGCCGCCGCGATGGACATTGCGCTGCCACGGCTGCGCACTGGTTCTGCACGATTTTCGGTGGATGCTCGCATCTACCGGACCAGTGAAGACCGAGTTAACAACCTGCTGATCGCTACCGACTGGGAGCCGAATTTGGTTTCTCTGGTGCCGATTGGGCAGGACACGCACGCCGTGATGCGCGGTGACCAACAACAAACGATCAATTCTGTCGATCACCCCATGACCGAAGACCTGAAGGCCGGGGGTGACCCGGCACCGATCGAGGCCACCCGTGCTCTCGATTCCACCTCTACTGTTCCTTCCGAGCCTGTGGCTGTTGCTGATGCGGAACTGCAGCGCACCGCTGCCGAGCTCCGTCGTGAGCGTGACCTGCTCCGCCTGGGCCAGGAAGCCGGCCTGACTGCTGAGCAGACCGATGAGCTTATTCGCTCTGGTAAGTCTGTGCTGGAGTGTGGCCGCGAAGCGATCCGCCTGCAACGCGTTCGATTTGAAGGTGGTGATGTCCGCTCTGAAAACGGTCCTGCCGCCATCGGCCATCCTGCTCAGACCGTGGCCGTCACCCGCGACGCTGGCGATACCCTCCTGCGTGGCATCGCTGCTGGCCTTGAGGCTCGCATCCGTCCCGGCAAACTGCAAGGCGAAGCTGCTGAGCTGGGCCGCGAGTTCCGTGGGTACACCCTGCTGGAGTTGACCCGTCAGTACCTCGAATCCCGTGGTGTGAACACCCGTGGGATGAGCAAGACGGAACTGGTGACCCGTGGTTTCCACTCCACCAGCGATTTTCCGCTGCTGTTCTCCAACCTGGCCGGCAAGACCCTCGACGCCGCGTATCAGGAGGAGCCCCACACCTGGCGGCCTATTGCCCGTCAGCGGAACCTGCCTGACTTCAAGCAGGCTAACGATCTGATCGTGGCTGGTGCTCTTACCCCCGAGCCTTTGCTCGAAGGTGGTGAGTACAAGGCTGGCACCCTGAGCGAGGCGCAGCACACCTGGAAACTTGCTACCTACGCCCGTAAGGTCACCCTGACCCGCCAGGCCATCATCAACGATGACCTGAGCGCTATGGAGCGCGTGCCCGAGATGCTCGGCCGTGGTTTCCGCCGGCTTGAGTCGAACATTATCTGGGGTCTGATCACTGGCAACGCTGTCACCAGCGTTGACAACGTGGCTCTGTTCAACGCTGCCCACAACAACATGGGCGGCTCTACTGGCCTGACGATCAGCACTACTGGGTTCAATACTGCCAAAAAGGCGATGCGGAAGCAGACCGACATCGC